ACAAATAACGTGCTGGTCTACATCAGACACCATAACCTGTAATGCAGCGGTTGGAGTATTAGATGCCCCTGAAAGCGCACTTAATGCTACGGCTCTATTACCAGTACCAGAAGACTCATCCCAATAGTAAACACCGCCAGCTCTAACATTGAATACTAAATCCTCTCCAAAGTTATCTTGGCTGTACAATCTAAGCTGACTAGATGCGCTTAAAGAACTAACAGATCCAAACGTCCCTTCACCCCATGCTCCAGCACCCCAACCAGTACCTTCTACATAAGCGTTAAGACCTACGTTAATCTGATAAGCACCAACAGTGCTGCTACCTCCGTTGCCACTATCGCTGGCATTAGCAGTAACAGTGGTTCCGCTTGTGTCTTTAGCTACAAATGTAAATGTATTTGCGGTTGGAACAGAGGCAATCTGATATTCCTGATTAAGCACAGCGGCAGTAACATTGCCGCCTAACGAAGCTGCATCAGAAAAAGTCACAAAGTCATTTACATTTGCACCGTGAGCAGTATCCGTTGCTGTAATAGTAGAACTGCCATTTGTCGCCGCAAACGTCACATCCCCAGCAGATGTTGTAGATCTTATAGGTGTTACATCGTGAAAACTTGAGCCTTGATTAACATAAAACTTTAAATGAGTACCAACGCCTATATACCTTATGGACTCTAATGAAGCCCAATCATGTAGCGATCTGCAAACACCAAGAAATGAACTAGATGAATACTTAGCCCAGCCTCCTATTTTTTCAGGCCGACCCTTTCTAAACCTAACCTTGTCTGAATCAAACCAACCAGCATCCGCTGTGTATTCAGTTCCCTCTTTGTTAACGCCGGGAGCAAACTGTATTTTAGTTAAGGGCATTTAATAAAGATCCGTTATGCCGCCGCCATAAAATCTCATTCCATACTCCATATTTCTCATAGGCATAAAATTAGGTTGAGGCATGGGCCGACCCATCGTCTGGTCAACAGGTCTTGCTGTTGGTTGAGGAAACTCCATTGGAGGCTGAGGCATATTGTTTCCAACTTTGCCCATAAACGGCTGTTGAGGCATAGGCATTTGTGGTTGACCTCTACCTTTCCCTGGGCCTCCGGGCATAGGACGACCTCTGCCTCTACGCATAAGACCGCCTCTTGGCCTTCCCTTTCCTGGCCCTCCTGGTCTTTGCATTGGAGGCATAGGCATTTGTGGTATAGGAATTTGCGGCATTCGCGGCCCTTGAGGTATTTGCGGAGTATAAACCGTTTCATCCATAGGCATTTGTGGCATGGGTTGTTGTGTCATAAGCGGCGGCGGCCTAGAAGGTGTAGGCATTTTAGCCATTAGTCCACCCATAAACCCGCTACCATCGTAGCCTCCATCCATAGGCATTTGCGGCCCTTGAGGCATAAGTCTTGGCATAAACGGCGGTGGTCTATTCATTGGAGACATAGGCATTCTAGGATTTCTCATTGGAGGAGATCTGCGCCCAAAAAAAGAGCTTTGGCCTCGTGCATAAGCTGGTCTACCCATACCCATTATACTTGTCTCCAATCTAAATCTTGAAACATCAACGACTCCGCCTGTCTTCTTCTGACTAATCCTTCAAGTATCTTTCCACCAGCACGAGTCCACCGATTCATCTCATCTGGCACACGATCAAACTGACCTCCATTAAGCACTTTCAACATCGTACTTTCGCCAAGGTTGGTTGGGCCAAGATTGTATACCCATGCAACTAACGCATCGAACTCATGCTGCTGAAGTTCAACCTTAACCATATTGTTAATATAGCCTTCGTATTCATCCATCTCATCAGCAAGCATTGACTCTGCATCTTCTATTGAACAGGTCTGACCCTCTTCAACTCCTTTGGTATGACCAAATCCTATCGTCCACACACCAACGCTATCTTGATAAGCTGTAGTCTCACAACCTTCAAACTTTTTTATAAGCTCTAAACCATCCTCACTTATTTTCATATTAATTTAGATCTTCCACCTTCTTTAAAATTCATAGGCAAAAACCCAGCGCCTTCATAACCCTCATCCTTTATCTCTTGCTTTCTTTCTTTTTCTTGTTTTCTTTCTTTTTTGCTAGAAATAAATCTTTTGTATTGAGGGCCAACAGCGGGAGCTTCAATATTTCCAAGAGAAATAAGATTGTTTACCTTTTGAAGTTGACGGCTAATATACGGATCATTAGTTAATAAATCGTCTAACGCTGAATCAAGTTCCTTAATACTAGGATTTTTACTATTTGCCGAGTAATAAGCATTTTCTGTTGTTTTATAACTTTGGCTTTTTTCTTCATCGCCAGCGGCAATTGCATTTTTTTGAGCTTCATACAAAGCAGCATCAGCAAGACTTGCAACTGCTCTTTTAAAATCTGTTTTAGTCCTAGAGGCAAACACATCAAGAAGTCTATTGTTGGTTTCATAAAATGCATCCGAATCTTCAAAATGCCTATACTCATGTGCATACACTTGAGGATTTGCATTAATAGCACCAAGAGCTGAAACTCTATTACCAGGAATATCAATTTGTTTTCCACCTGGAACATTCATTTTTAAAACTTCATCACTTCCTCTTCTTGCCATTCCTTTGTAATCGTATCCTCTTTCTCTATGCTCCAAAGGAAGCGGAACAAGTGCTGCTTTACTAGGATCAATAGTCGATCCTTCAGGCATATAAGGGGCTATTTCAGCTTGAAACTCAGTATCACCAAACTGCATTGCAGCCAAAAACTCCTGTTGCTGCTGATCGGTCATTCCTTTTGTAGCTTTTGCTAAAGATTCCTGAACCCTAGGAGTTCTTTTTAGCATATATTCTGTTAACGCTTCATTCATCTTTAGAAGGCTCCTCATCTAGCTCTTTATAGTATTTTACAATACTAATAACTTGTCTTAGGTATCTTTTAATTTCAGCCATATTAGCTGATAAATTTTCATATCCTTTAGTCGTTAACGAATACCAAACATTTGCTGGAGCTTCGCCTTTTTTTAAATCATTTATGTACTCTTCCATGCGATCTGGAGTTAATATTGTCCATTCAACAGGAACAGATTGAATTGATGCTGGAAGAGGCGGGTGATAAACAGGTGCCTTTTTTTCTATGGTAACAACTTCAACAGGCGCAACTTCTGGAATATTTCTATTTCCTGTTAAAGAGCATCCGCTAACTAGAAACAGAATTAAGGCTAGAAGTAATTTGTTCAAGCTCTTTACCAACCTTTTGAGTCGCTTTGTTCACGATCTTCTCTACCAACAAAGGCTTCTTCATAGATAAAACATTTAGATCGTGTTCTGAAAATTTTTTTTTAATCCTCGTAACCTCGTTTTGCGCTTCCATGTTTTCTTTTTGTAGGCGCTCTACTTGAGAAATCATAAGATTATGGTTCTCAATAGTTTTCTTTATATTATTATTTTGCTCTTCAATAGTGCCTTCAAGCGTTTTTTGATTTTGAATTGACTGTTCTAACCTTATTTGAAACGAGTCCAATTCAGATTGTGACTTATCGTAGTAAAGCTTAAATGCACCAGTAACCGCAAAAAGCGCAATGCCTAAACCAATGCTTAATTTAAACCCCATTTAAGATCCTTTCTTCCATTTCTTTGAAGGCGACTTAGTTTTGCTAGGAGACCATTTAACACGATTTGCCCAATAGGCTGCTGAAAGCTTACCTCTTTTTATATTTTTTGCATGACGAGATTTAAACGCTTTCCTCTGCCCTGCTGTTTGATTTGTCTTAACGCCTTGCTGTCCAAATCTAATAGTCTTAATTTTATCGCCTTCCTTCGCTACGACTATATGAGACTTCTTAGGATGATTAGGAGTTCGCTTGGGTTTATTAAATCCAGTAACCCCTGCTCTAGCCAATCTTGGATCTTTTTTAGCAGGCATTATCGTTTCTTTCCTTTATGTAAACCGTGTTTTGCGTGTTGCTTTCCTTTTGCAGTAGCGGCTCTTTTCTTTTTATTTGCTGCTGCCAGCTTCTTTTTTCCTTTTGCAGTAGACTTAAGCTTTTTAATGGTAGCTGCCGGAGCGTAAACTTCGCCAGTTTCTGAAGACTTCTTACCACTTGGAGTTCTCCACTTCTGTTTAGTCCACTTCTTTAACGATTTTTGTGATTTCTTTAAAGCCATTATTGATTATGCTCTTTTAACTTTTGCTGGCGAATACGCTCTTCTATTTTTTTTTAGTCTCTATTTTTTGCTGTGCTTGTTTAGCCATTAGCTTTTGTATCCACCACCTTTAGCTTTATATTGCTTGGCAAGCATTTGCGCTTTACGAGCAGACCACTGCCCAGGCTTACCGCCTTTTGATCCGGCTTTTATTTTGTTAAACAAAGCTTTTCTCATAGTTGGCTTTGTATAATTTCCAGCTTCGTTAACCTTAGATTTAGTTTTCTTCTTTGCTGTTTTCTTTGGTGGCATTTTTACACCTTCTATTTACTACTTAAATATTAATATAATCCCGCCTATAAGTATAAACGCACAAAGCAAACCTATAGCCGTTACTCCCATTACGACCCAAATTTGTTGGATCATCTTCTTTCTAGCAGCAGCTCTCGCCTTGATCGCTTCCATCTGCCGTTTGTGGTTAGCTTTCTGCCTAGCCTTAGCTTCATCCCATCGTTGCAACAAAGCTGGATCATGTATCACTAACATATCATGCAATGATTTTTCCCACTGATCGCGTCTATGTTTAATGCTTTCGAGTTTTAAAAGTTCTTGAGATGACAGA